GTCAGTGCCACGTTATCAAGAACACCGCGCAGCATCGCTGTAGCCGCGTCTTGATCGTCCATTACCAAATCAACCAATGAAGACCCAAAGAAAGCATGTGGCTCTGGATCGCACTCAAAGATCGCATATGGCGCTTGATCTGCTTCGTAGAAGTTTAACAGCTTGAATGTAGAGCCTGCACACAAGAACTGATACAGACGCGGGATGCCCGTACCCTCAATGTCCAATTCCATGTAGGCATTTGTAACTGTAATTTTCTTAGAAGCGGCAGAGATGTTTTCATCCTCACCCTCATCAACAGCATAACCACGGCGCTCAAACTCAGCTTCGTCATCCACAACGCTGTACTCTGTGCTGTCTAATGACGCTAAGTCTTCAATGCTAAATCCCATCGCAATCAAATCAGATACGCGCATTTCTGTGCTGTGACCGCACACATAGAAGTTATCAATTCCACGCGCATTGCGATCTACAAAGAAATCTTCTGGTGGGATGCTTTCAATGCAGATGTCACCGTGAGGAATAGAACGCGCAATCTTTACGTCATGCTCTGGGACTTCAATCTCCATACCCATCTGATCCATAGAAATGCTCATGCGCATCTCATGCTCAAGAACCTCTACGTCATCGTCTTCAATGATTACCGCAAATTCTTCGTCGGTTAGATTGGTAAAGGTATGGATTTCTGTTTCCATTTCCTCATTGTAATAAACGTATGCAATCCCAGCTTTCTTAACCATAGCATCTTGGAATACATCGTTTAGTACGCGGTATCCGTCATGCTGCTGGAACTTATAAGAAACGTAGCTAGTCGCTTGCTCTGCTGCTGCAACATCCTCTGGGCCGCGCGGTACAAACTCTACAGGCTTTTCGCTAGTAAGAAATATGCGTTGAATACTTGGCTTTAGACCACGAACAACCTCGCGGCACTTTGTTGCCACAACTCTGCTGCGACCTTCCTCGTACCCAATGTCTACCTCACCATCAAAGTATCGTTGGGCCTTGATACGTTGTGGTGCAATCTCGCTGTCCACAAAGTCCACCGCGTCTTGAATTGCTTTGGAAACAATGCTTTCAATCTGTATTTGATCTAGTGGTTCTAAACGCATTATGTTTCCTTTACTGTACCAATCCTGTCATCGTCTGGACGGATTGCTCTGGTTCACTACCAACATACTGCGCCCCTGCACGGCGCGATCCTAGTTTTGCAGTTTCGTGTATCCGATCCAACAATTTTACAAACGATTGAAACCCGCTTTCATCTTGCAGAACTTGGCGCACTCTGTTGACATCGCTAGATGTTAAAATATCCACCACTTGACGCTTTTCAAAATCAGATAAGTCTGGTTTTGTCTTGCTGAGAACTTTCATAGCTAAACCAGCAATCGCAGCTACGTCCAAACTAAGATCGGAAATCCCAATACTCGCACCTTGTTTGTCTTGATACGCTTTTGTGATTTGTGTCGGGCTACCACCCAAAATCATATTTGCAGCCTCTTGCGCATCTACTGCATTTGTCATCTTGCGCAAAATTTCATCTTTGTTTTGCTCTGGGAATATTATGCTAAATGCTAAAGAAGCGTCTGTTTGCTCATTCGTAATCTTTTTACTTGTACCAGTTGGAGCATTGCGCAACTGACCGCGTAACTTAGTTAAAACACCCAAGCGGAACGCGCGAATTTCATCTTCATTGTTTCGGGCAAGAACTTTCAACCATTCTACCTCTAACGCATCAGGATTGGGCGTAGCAGTCCATAGTTTCTGCCCAGCTTCATAGGCTTCAGTGCGTCTACTCATGTCAGCATATGTTTGTCTTGCTTGGCGAGTTTCATCGCTCATATTATCTATTCTTTGTCGCAACATTCCTTCAAGGTTAGATGCTTCTACACCCGTAGTACCTTTACCTTTTTTAAACCTTGCCTCAGAAAGATTACTCAGAGCGCGACGAATTAGCTCGGCTTCCTCAATGCTTATTGAGTTAGGCATTACAACATTGCCATCTTTATCAGCTTTAATTAACGGCAAACCGCGCATTTGTCGTGTTTCATTGACTTCCTTAAAAGCATTAGGTGCTAACTTGTACAATCCGCGAACAAAATTGAAGGTTTGATCGTCTACTGGATTTTGCGCCCACTCGCCATTATAAAGTTCATCTACTTTAATCTTTAGCGTGTTGATCTCATCTAATTGCTTTTGTAGCAGATTGGTCTGGCCAACTTGGCCTGCAATGGTAGGGCCAGATGGTTGCTCTACACCGCCTAAATATTTTTCTACATCTGAGATTAACTCTTGCTGTTTTTGTTGCGGTCTTAAACGCAAACGTCTTTCTGCCATTTCAGAAGCTGGCATTGACCCTGCACGATACGATCTGACCGCTTCCGCAATTGTCTTGTTGTCTGCTAGTATACGACCGTCTAATATTTGCTGCGTAACATCATCCACCGACATGTCATTATCTCGCGCAATCTGCTGTATTTCTTGCTCTACACGACCACCCACTTTAGAGCCAAACTTTCTGCGCAAAACGTCAGCAAAACCCACAAACAAAGGTTTGGAAAATTTTGACCCAACTTCTACCGCACCCGCAACACCTGTTCCTAAAATCCCACCTTGCAGACCAGATTTTACACGCTCACCGACACCACCTTCTCCTTCGGCAAATCCAGAAATCATACCTTGCGCACCGCCAGCAGTTAATGCACCAATGAAGGTTTCTGGGTTCTTAAAGCCTAATGCTTGGCTAACGCGTACCAACGCTGGGAACCTTGCACCTATGGTTGCCAAGCTACCACCACCAGTAAATGGCGCAGCAATAACAGCAGGCGCAAAAGCACCACCAATTTCATATGCAGCCGCTTCTAATGGTTGCGCTTCTTGATATGCTTTTACTTTGTTACGAATTTCCTGTAATGCTACATCGTACGGTTTTTCGCTAAACAGTGACGTAAGGTAAGCCTCAATCTCATCTGCGGTGTTAAAAGACAGACCTTTTGCGGCTGTTCTCATTCGCTGAGATGGAACATCTGCGTTTGCAGCTTCAAAGTCTCTTGTAAAATCAGCCATTGTGGTTCTCTCTTTTAGCTAGGGAATGTGCCATTTTCTAAGAAATAAGATCGGTCTTGTTCCGTTTTGCTGTTCCAAATACTAATCCACTGCGCCATTGTCATCGGTTGCCCGTTAATTGTTGAACCCTCTGGAACTGGGGGGATACCTAATGTTTGCTCTGATGGTTTTTGAGCTTGTACGTTTGCTACATCAGTGAAGTCTAACTTGCGCAAGAATTTAGGATCAATACCACGCGCAATCAGCAGTTGCTCTGCTTCTGTATAACGACCCTGCGCACGTTCCATATATTTTGTGTAATTGTTAGCAGCTAGATTAAAGATGTCGCGTCTAACTTCCTCTGGCAATGATCCATCACCTTTAAAGAAGTTTTCGGTCTGACGTAAAAAGCTATCAATCGCACCGCCAGATTTGGCAATCGCAGCCTGTTCACCCTCACGAACCACAGATGCAGGGTCTAAGATTTTAGCAAAGGCAATGGTTAGAGCGTAATCGGAAACACCGCTCGGATTATCAAACGCATATTTTAACGCTTCAAAACCTTGCTGTGCTTGCTGGAATACTTTTACGTCAAAGTCAGATGCTAGGTCTTTATTGATGTCGCGAACATTTGTAAATGCGTCTTTGCTCAATGAGCTACCAATAACACCTTCACGACGATCCTTCATATATTGCGCGTACACTTCCTGTGCAGGCATACCTTGATCTATCATGTTTGCATATGCTGCCCCATCAGGCATTCTACGCAACATTTCTGCTGTTGCATTTTTTCGTTGCTGTAACAAACGCTGCGCACCACGCGCTCTGATCGCCTCACCCATACGCGCTTCTGGTAAAATGAGTGCATCTAATGCTTGTGCAAAATTCTCTGCGCCTGTTAAGCCTGTTGTTTCGTTAGGCTGCATGAAACGCTGTAGTAACCCCTGCAAGCCCTGCTTTTGTTCTTGCTGGGGAAAGATAGTGCCAGCAGTCGGTACTCCCGATCCAAGTGTAGTTTGTACCATTGGTTTTTCTCCGTTCATTCCCGCAAATTTTAGCAGACTTTCCAATCTAGGGCCACGCCATTGCGCAATACCCAATGCGCCCTGACCGCCACCT